CACCACATGGGCAGCACGGGCATACGCCAACCTGCGCTGAATATCCCGATCCTCATACTGGTGACGCATCTTCCCCATCAAATCCTCAATCGACGCCTCATGCCATCGGCCCACTGTCGTCGGCTTCAACGTCCACTCCACCGTCGCAGACGCAAGATGCGCGAACTGTTCCTGCCCCGAACCGGCAGTTATCAGCGTCGGCACTCCCAACGCAATGTTCTGCAACGGGATCAACCCGAACCCTTCGCCACGGGCCGGAGCCACGAAACAGTCCCCTGACGCATAGAACCGACGTTCCTCATCCAACGACATCCACTCACGAAACCAGCGCACATTCGACGGATTCAGATTCTTCGGCACATCATTCGCATGGGGCGCAGCTTTGATCCACAACTCGGCATCCGGCAGATTCAACCGTCCGAACGCCTCCACCACTAGGTCAAGTCCTTTCCGCATCCACAGCGACCCGCCACAAGTGAAGATGAACTTGTCCTGCCGGGGAACATCCTGCGGATACCAGAACGCCGTGTCCACCCCCAACGGCACATAGGACACCGACTTGTGATATGGGGCAAACAACTCGACATTGTGCTGGCACGGCACCAACACCTGATCGTACTGGCCCACCCACCGAGCAAACTTGTCCGGCAACTCGTCCGTTTCCCACATCGTAAAGATCACACGATGCGCATCTTTCAACCAGCCCTTAGTGGCGAACGGCACCGTCATGTTCACATCAACCGACGCCTGCTCATCCATCGCCACCCCCTTCGGGATGGCGGACAGAAAGCCGTTTAGCATCGAGCCATAACCGAACCTGCCGTCCGTAAAGCCGTGCCAGTTCTGATAGTTCACGCGGGACGCATCACAATCTGCAACTTGTACCCCAACATACGGTCGTGAATGTCAGCCGGGTCAGGCACAGGAACATCGTCCGCAAACCGGAACGACCCCTGATACGGATGCTCATAGTTCAGAAAGTTCCTAACCGGCTTCAACTCATCCAAAACCGACCGCACCCCCACAACAGACCAGCCAGACACCGTTGCCAACAAGCGGATAGTCCTATCCGAATACAGGCAAACATGCTCGATGCCGTCAAACATGTTGCACTTCTCCTGCAACAAACGGGCTGCATACGACCCACTGTTCGGGATCTGCAAAAACAGCAGACCGCCATCGTTCAACCGTTCCCGAGCCGCCATAAGAAACCGTGCCCCATCTTTCAGATGCTCAAACACATCCCACAGGGTTATCAAATCAAACTTCAGACCGGCAGGAAGTTCATCAATCAGCCCACGATGAACCTGATGCCCGTTTTCCACCGCCAAACGCAGTTCTGCGTCATTCAACTCGGTGCCATATGTCAGCCACCCAGCATCACGGGCCACATCAAGGAACAGCCCAGACGAACAGCCAACATCCAGCACATTGCCAACATCCTGATGGGAACCGATCAGACCCAGCCCAGACCGATAAACGTTCTCATAGAAATCCCGTTCAAGAACATGACTGATTGCCTGAACCGTTGTGTTTGATGAGTAGTAACGCAGCAATGCGGCGTCCGTCAAACAGGGATTCAAGTAGACCATTGTGCAAGCCTTACAAATCACATAGCGTCCACCGTTCTTGACAAACAGCTCCCTATGCTCGTTGCTTTCACACACCGGACAGTTAGCAGGTTCCAACAGGTCGGGAAGTATCCCTCCGTCAGCACCACGAAACTCGGCATGATGCGCCGCAATCAGCACACGCATTTCTTCCCGTCGATGATGCAGAGTCTTGGCGTCCTCAGTATGTTGCATCAAACACATGACCTTCCAACCCGAAGTTGATGAACGGGTTGAGCGAATATACGGGGCAGCCAAGCGACCGCAACTTGTTCGCCACCTGCCGGTTGTGCTGCTCCCACGCAAACCACGACCGTTCAGTGTTGCCCCCATAGCCGGTGTCGTCAGGCAGCGGATACTTCACAAAGTTGATTTCGCCATCCAGACGCCCACAATCCGCGCCAACAAGGATCACCGCAGACGCCCCCGCATACTGGGCAAAATGCATTGCGGTATGCAAACCAGTCGAGCCAACCACCAGCCGATCATGGTCAGCAGGCCAGTTACGTTCCACCGAAAAGTTGTGGAACCGCTGCCTTGACGCAGGGAACCGGAATACGTTGTCGCCGTCAGGAAACCGTTGCGACTCCAGATTAGTTGTGTCCCGATCCGGGCAGACAATCGTGTTGGACACCCCCATCCCACGATACAAGTCACCAACCTCATAATGGTGGGACACAATGATGTAGTCCGACAAACCCCACTGCTGCCCAACATGGTTGGTTGTCACGCATGGCTGACCATCAAAAAACTTTGGATCAAGATAATCCAGCGACTTGCCAGATCCGAACACGAACACTGGGCGACCAGCCCACATGCCCTGAAACTGGGTAATCACATCCCTAGCCCGGTTTCAACCTGCCACTTGTATTCCGCACGAGACTCAACATTGGCAGAACCGTCAATCGCCTTCGGCTGCAACCCCTCCGACCTCAGACGCTTGTACGCATCCAGATCCTTGTCCAACACCTTGTCCTTCTGGTTGATCGTCGCAGCACGCGCCCCACCACGACGACTCGGGGTTGCGGAGGCTGCAATCGACAGGCCGGAAACCTTGCACCCGAAACACCCCTCCACATCCAGATTCGGATGCACCCTCCGATGAATCATCAATAACCTCCATCAACTGATATATGCGCCATACCCGGCAGCCGTCAAAGATGCCGCCTCAGCATCCGTGATGTCAATCACATGACCACCGAGATACACCTTCACAACCTGCCCCGTGTCCCGCTGATCCACCTCCGTATAGGTGCCATTAGTCAGCAGATAAACATTCCTACCACGCGGCTCAGGCTTATAAAACCTCCACAACCTGAGCTGCAAACCACCCTGCGTGTAATCCCCATAATGAACGAAATCATCAGTGGGAGGAATGAAAGTTGGCATCAGACCGATAATACAGGAGTGGCGGGCCGAGCGCGGAGGAACGCCCGACCCGCCGAACCTGTGACTGGCTACGAGCCGATGCTCGACGCCGACTCGATGCGGCTCAGTGCTTCCTCACGGAAACGACCGTAGCCACCCAGCCAGTACCAGCCGGTCGGGTTGTACCGACGCAGCACGTCCACGACCGGCCCCTGAATGACCTTCGGGAACGCACCGTTGCCATCAACCATCGAGAACGCCTTTGCAAGCGACTGACGGCCCATGATGTGCGTGCAGTAGACATCCACCGTCGCAGACGAACCGGTCGAAGAACCCGACCCGTCCGAAGCGTTAGCGAAGATCTTGGCGCGGGGCGTCTCAATGAAACGCACCGACTCAAACGTGCCGATCTCGCCGTTGTAGATGTTTGCCGTGTCCACCGCAACATGCGGGGCGTTCCACGAAGCGTTGCCCGTCTCGCGGCGCAGGTCGTAGGAAACGTCCGGGTGGATGAATCCCATGTAGTAACCGTTGTAGGTCACCACATTCTTGCTGCGGAGCGAAGCCGTCACCCGACGAATGTTGTTCGCCGTGATGATGTCATCCGAACCCACCGTCGCACGGCTCGTCGGCAGCGACGCGCCACCCGAACCGTAGAAGATGTTCTGCGTACCAGCGGCAAGCACATCGCGCACCACTTGGTCAATCGAGTCACCAGCGTTGTAACCAATGATGTTGGCCGCAGCCATGTCCACGTCAAGGAACGACGTGCCACGCAGCTTCGCGGTCGTGTTGATCGCGTTGCCGTACTCGGTGAGGGTCACCGTAACCTGCGAGTCGCTCATCGCAACCGGGGTCACATCGGTGATCTCATCCAGCGGGGTCGTAGCAGCCGACAGGTCAGCGTACTTGGTGAAGATGACCGACGAACCGGGCATCGACTGGTTGGTGGGCATTACGTCTGCTGCCTGATCGAACAGCAGTTCGGAGCGGAGTGCGAAGTACGCAATCTGCTCATATGCTGCCTGACTTACGTCAAGCGAACTGATCTGGGTGTATGCCATGTTGGGATTGTCCTTTGGTATGTCCCGACAGGCTGACCCGTCGGGTTAGAGGTTTTCTGCTTCTGCTCTTGCCTGAGCCAGAATCTGCATCACCTCATCAGGAGTCCGAGCCGCCTTGATCTTTGCCGAATAGTCCACCACAGGTTCGCTCGTATCACCCGCAGACGCCGCCCGACTAATCCGGTTGAACGCCTGCTTCTCCCCATCCGACACTCTCGGCACGGATGGTGCAATGAGACTCGCTTCCTCGGCGGCCTGACGGATCGCCTCGACATTCAACTCCCCGTCATAACCCTTGACGAAGTACCGTGCCTTCGGGTCGTCCGGGTTGATCCCGGCTTTCACGAAAGTCAGTTCCCGTTGGGCTTGCACCGCTGCTGCGGCCTGCTCACGGAGAGTCTTGTTCTCGGCTTCCAGTTTGCGCACTGCGAGTCTCACCCTTGTGTCACACGGAAGTCGGGGACTCTCCCGTGGTGTTCCTTGCGGAACGAGGCGAACTGTATCACACGCCCTTTTCTATTGGGCTTCACCGACCGCCAGACGGGTTGAACCGGACGTTTCACCGGTGGTACGGGCGAAGGTTCCGCCCCCTGCGAACTGGGCGACACGGCCACGGCGACGACGCTCCAACTCTTGCTGGGCTTGTACGTCAATGCCGAACTGTCCGCCAACCAGCTGCTCCTCGGTGAGTGCCTGCTCTCCGGCGAATGTTTGACGTAGTTCGCCGAGCCCACCGATCTCTTGGAAGCCGCGCTGTGCCTCAGCCTCGGTGATGCCACGGCGGGCAAGATCCTCAGCCAACGCCCCAGTGAGTTGGATTCCAGCCTGTTCCTGTCCACGGGCGGCGATGTTGGCGGCACGAGCCTGACGGGTCAGGAGCGGTGCGGCACGGGTCGGATCAAGGAAGTAGGCGGCAAGTTCACCTTCACCGACACCGTAAAGGGTGCGCATCTGGCGGACAACGGCAGGGTCAGCGTCTGCGACTGCACGGTATCCCAACTGGACTCGTTCGTTCAGTTCTGCGGGGGATACGTCCCCTTCGATGAGGGCACGGAAATCGTCGGTCTGGTCGTAGAAGTTGGCGGGCAGGCCGTTTGATTGGAGGGTTTGCCGGTACTCGTTTTCCAATGCGACATAGGAGCCGGGGTCAAGTTCTGCGAGTCCCTTCTTCAGTCGGGCGGCGTTGGCGGAGAATCGTTGCTGATATTCGGGGCGTTCACGGATGGCGTAGATGACTGCGTTCGGGTCGTCAATGTTCACTGCTTCTTTGACGATGATTTCGTTGTAGATGTAGTCACCCAACGAGTCCAACCCGTAGTCGCCCAGTACCTTTGCGATGGTTTGGCGGGCGTCACGGCGACGCTGCTCAGTGCGGCGTGCCTCCTCCAACTGGGCTTCCTCACGTTGGCGGCGCAGTTCACGGAGGTAATCCTCATATGCCTTCTGCTCAGGAGAACGGGTATCTGGAGGTTCGCCGGGTGCCTGTGGGGTTACACCGGCAGCAGCGGCAACCTGCGCCAGATAGTCCTGCTGCGCCCTGCCAAAATCTTCCTCCGGCGTGAACGGCGTAATCTCAACACCACTGAAATCAACATTCTCAATGTTGCTCATTGCACCTTCCCAAATGCCCGTGCCAACGACAACCCGATATTCGTAGCCTGATCGTTCGCCTGCTTCGTGTATTGCCAGCCAAACGTCGGATCAGACTTCACCGTCGTCACCCAATCCGACAAGGACAACTGCCCGTTCTTCGGATCACCAAACGCCCGCAAATACGGGCCGGAGAACATGTCGATCTGCGACTCGTCCTTCTCCAACAACTGACCTGCAAGCCGCTTATACGACGCGCCAACATCCTCCAACGTCAGCCCAGCGTCAATCTGATCGGACAGATGCGGCATCGCACCCTTCACATAGGCACGCAACCTCTGACGCAGGGAATCCTCAGTCAGCGTCTGCCCCGTCGCCACATCCGGCGTACCCGTCAAAATCGACTGGATCTGCGAATCTGACACCTGATAGCCGTACGCCTTCCCCAACTGTCGAACCGCATTCGCCTGCTCCGACTGGAGTGCCGACCGGATACCAGACTGCTTATCCTTCTGACGGAACACAGCATTGTAGATGGCCTGCTGTTCCGACATGCCAGTCAAACCGTTCCGGGCAACAACCCGAGCCACATCCACAAGGGTTGCTTCGTCCATGTTCACATCGCCATAGGTGGAGGCAATCCGGTTCTTGGTCTGCTGGACAAGAAGGTTCTGGTCACCGGTTGTGGACTGGTCAAACTTGCGTGCCGCCTCAACCGTTGTCTGCCAGTAGGTTGTCCCACGCAGTTCAGCCTTGATCCGCTCCCGCCCCTGCGCCGTACTCAGGTCATAACCCGACTTCGGATCGGACACTTTCACCATCAGGTTGATGAGATCAACACCAAACACGTTGGTTGCATCAGCCATCGTGAACGTAGACGCATACGACGGGAAGAACTGCTGCAACGCCTCCTTCCACGCCTCCCCACCCTTCGTCCTCTGAAACTCGGCACGAAGCATCTGCCGGTTCTCCGG